AGGAAGCCAAAAGTCTTCAAGCATATGTTGATGATGTCTATTAGAATTGATTTCACCGGTAGTAGCGTCATAAGTAATTTTATTTTTATACTTAGACATAAGATTGTGAATGTATTCTTCGGCTTGCTTTTTAGGCATATCGCCAACATCAATCGAAAAAATACGACGTTCAGGAGCTCGAACCGTACGATAAACAATAAGAGAATCTTCCATCATTCGTAGCTGATTAATACAACGTAATGCTTTGTGTAAATATGAAAGAGATACTTTACGCGATGCATCTGTTAGACCTGAAGTCACGTATGCGATGGTGTCTTTAGCTAACTTCAATCCAGCAGCATTATCACCGCCCATTGACGTACCATACGTATTCGTAGAAGCATTCGTATTATATTGATCTTCTGAGTAGATATAGTACTCTTCTACACTTTTAATAAAATCAACACCGGTACGTAGATCTTTTTCTCTTTCAATTTCTTTAATTTTACGAATTTGAGTAGGATTAATTGCTCGTAATTCTAAAATACCTTTTCGTGGATTATCGAGATCAATTACAATATGGTAAACGCATTTTCCATCGATATACCATCTCCGAAAAATATCAGTGCCATATTTTCTAAACTCGAGTTTAGTTAAAATTTGATCAAATTCAGAGTGTAGTTTTTCTTTAACACTATCGTCAATATCTACGTGATCTAGATTTAAAGAAATTGGAATATCTTCATCGT